TGCTAGTAATACGACAACATATTTAAGTCAGCAATTTCCCTCTGGTTTATTATATGCTTGCCTTGTTGAGGCGTATGGTTTTTTAAAGGGTCCGGCAGACATGATACAATTTTACGAACAAAAGTATCAAAGTATGCTACAAGGATTCTCTATTGAACAAATGGGAAGAAGAAGACGAGATGAATTTCAAGAAGGTTCACCTCAGATTCAAAAACAAGGATAGGAAAACATTATGGCAATAACACAAGCAGTTGCAAATACGTTTAAACAACAACTACTTCAAGGTGGACACAATTTTACCGCTGCGACAGGAAATGTTTTTAAACTTGCTCTTTACACTTCTGCAGCAACTCTAAATTCAGCAACAACTATTTACACTTCAACAAATGAAGTTGCAAATACTGGTCAATATGTAACAGGTGGTGGAGTTCTTACAAACGTATCTCCTCTTGTTTCTAGTGGCGTTGCATTTATAGATTTTGCAGACATATCTTTTACAGGCGTTACTTTAACTGCAGCAGGAGCTTTGATTTACAATACATCAAACACTAACGCAGCAGTTGCCATATTAGATTTTGGAGCTGACAAAACAGCAACATCTGGAACTTTTACAATTCAGTTTCCAGCAGATACAACAGCGGCAGCTATTCTAAGAATCGGCAACGCATAATAGGAGTTACCTATTATGGCCAATACTTGGGGGGAGCTTACCTGGAATGCAGGACTATGGGGTGAACAATCTAACGCCATAGCTACGCTTACTGGTTTTGGATTAACCACAACACAAGGACAAGCTAATTACACACCAGCAGATGGTTGGGGAAGAAATAGTTGGGGTGCATTAGGTTGGGGTGTTAATTTTGCAAATAATAATTTTACTGCATCTGGATATTCATTAAATTTAATTGAAGGGGACGTAGTTGTTTCTGGAGAAATTAATGAAGGATGGGGTAGATTAACTTGGGGTGAAAATGCTTGGGGTGGAACAGGCGATGTAATTGTTGAAGGATTACAATTAAATACATCATTAAATTCTGTAGGTTTTTCTATTACAGCAGAAGTTCCTGTAACTGGTCAACAATTAAATACATCATTAAATTCTGTAACAGCTTTTGGATTAGCTATAGTACAAGCTACTGGACAACAATTAAATATTTCTGAAGGAGAAGTAGATATTGCTCCTGATGCGAATGTAACAGGTCAACAATTAAATATTTCTCTAGGATCACCTTTATCTTATAATAATGAAGGTTGGGGTAGATATGTTTGGGGTGAAGAAGTTTGGGGTGGAAACGGAATATGGGTATTTACACCAGTAACAGGTCAACAATTAAATTTATCATTAAATAGTGTAACCCCATTAGCTAATGCAAATGTAGATGTAACAGGTCAACAATTAAATGTTTCTGAAGGAATAGTAGATCCAAGTCCTGATGCCAATGTTGTTGGTATTGGAATGACTGTTGCTTTAGCAGTTGGAACAGTTGTTATTGGAACAGGAAATGTTGCACTAACAGGTCAACAAATAAATATAGCTCAAGGAACTGCGGTAGCTACACCTAATACAATTGCAAGTGTTACTGGAATAGGTTTAAATATAGCAGTTGGTACAGTATTTGCTGGTGGAACTTCTGTTATTGAAGTTACAGGAAATGCATTGACTATAGCGTTAAATAGTATAAATAATCAAATCTGGACTGAAATAAATACCGGAACTGATGCAACTTGGATAGAGATTGACACAGCCGCTTAAATTTAATAAAACTAACGAATAAGGAATTAAAATTATGGCATCAAGTTATTCTACAGACCTCAAACTAGAGATACAAGTAACTGGCGAAAACGCTGGTACATGGGGTGATATTACAAATACAAATTTAGTTATTCTTCAACAAGCAATTGCTGGTTATTCTGGTATATCTATTGCAGGTGGCGTTGGAAATACAGATTTAACTTTTTCAAATGGTTTAACCTCAAATGGTAAAAATGCTGTTTTAGAATTAACAGGGACAATTACAGGAAATAGAACAGTAACTATAACTACTGCTTCTGGTGTTAAAAATAAAGTTTATGTAATTAGAAACAGCACGTCAGGTGCTTTTACTGTTACAGTATTAATTCAAGGTCAAACAGGAGTTACTTTCTCTGCAACAGATAAAGGAACAAAAATTTTATATTTAAATGGAACTGATGTTGTAGATTCTAACATTGGAAAATTATCTAATGATTTTGCTCCAACTCTTGCTGCTAATTTAAGTACAAATTCAAAAAATATTATAGTTGGAAATACATACGGAATTATAGATGAAAATGCTAATGAACAAATTAAATTTTCAACAACTGCATCGGCTACAAATGAAATTACAATAGCAAATGCTGCAGCTGGAAATTCTCCCGTTATTTCTGCAACAGGTGGAGATACAAACGTTGGAATTACATTAACACCAAAAGGTGATCTTGGAAGAATTACAGCAAATGGTGAAACTAAAATATTTGGTGTATTTGAAAATGCAACTATATCTACAACTTTTATAACTACATTTACGTATGATGTACTTACTCAAGCTGTTTATTATCAAAACGTTAACCTAGGTTCTAATTTTACAGTTAATTTAAGAGGAAATGCTTCGAATGCATTAAACGCCGCTTTAAATACTGGTGAATCTGCAACGGTTGCATTAATTACAAAACAAGACAACACGACTTTTTACAACAACGTGATTCAAGTTGATGGAACAACTGTTACAGCAATTTGGCAAGGTGGAGCTGCACCGACAGGTGGTAATACGTCATCTCATGACGTGTACTCATACACAGCAATTAAAACAGCAGCATCAACTTACACAGTATTAGCATCAATAACGCAGTTTAAAGCTTAAGGAGAAGAAAGAATGCCTTTACAGTCTACACGTGGAGGAGCCTCAGCAAAAGGGTTTGGTTATCTAGCACCCTCAGGCGCAGCTTCGTATGTATTAATATCGACGGGTGTTCAAAGTAATGTTTCAAGATTTGTTATTGAATCACAAGGATCTGGAGAATTTTGGGGAAATTTAAATAGCTGGCCTGCTATGGGATATTATGCAGGAGGACAGGCTGGAAATACTACAAAAGGATATGTAATAGGAGGTCTTGATTTTGCAGGCGGTGCAAATAGTGGATATAATTTAGGTCAGTTAAGAAATTTTACATATGCTACATCTGGAAATTCAGTGTCTATTGCAGAATTAAGTGCTTCAAAAACAGGTTCAAGTGCTCCAACAGGTAATAACAATACAAGAGGAGTTTCAATGCTAGGTAGTAATTATAATATTACTTTATTTCCTATTGTTCCGATAGAATATTTTACAACAGCTACTGGAGGTAGTGTGGGTTCTTTTGGAAGTATGACAGGAACCTATGGATCTGGATCAGGTCAAGCAATTTTTAATAATACAAGAATGATAGTTGGTGGTGGTAACAAAGGTCAATTTGGTGGAGGAGATACGCCGATATCAAGTATAAATTACATAACTACAGCTACAACAGGGAATAGTTCATATTTTGGTGATTTAGGTAGAGGAGCTACATTTGGACCAATGTCTAGTGCCGCAAGTGATACAAGAGGACTTTTTGCAGGATATAATGTAACAAGCGGACCAAATAGTACGATAGATACTTTAACTATAGCAACAACAGGTAATACAGCTACTTATTCTAATTTAACAGTAGCTATTGGCGGAAGAGCGGGTGGAGCAAGTAATACAAAAACTGCTTTATTTTTTACTGATGCTAGTGCTGTTGAAAAATTTACAATAGCATCAACTGCAACTGCAACTGCATGGGGAACAATAGCTGGATTTAACTTCGGTGGTTATAGTTTTATAGGAAGTCCTTGTTCTGCTAGTGCAGGTAATAGTCTTTAATATTGACATTTTATTAAATTAATGTTATTCAACATTAATGAAAGAAATATTTTTTCTTTGTGGAATGCCAAGAGCAGGAAACACTTTATTATCTTCTATTTTAAATCAAAATAAAGATATAGCATCTTCTGGTCACACTCCTTTATCCGCTATATTTTTATATTTTAGTGATCTTAAAAAACAAGATATTTATACAAATTTTTTAAATGAAAAATCATTTAATAATTTAGAAAAAGAACTAATTAGTAATTACTATAAAGATTGGAAACAATCTACAATAATAGATAGGGGATATTGGGGAAAAGAAGGCATATTAGAAATTTTAAAAAATATATATGGAGATAAATTAAAAATAATATTTTTAAAAAGAGATTTAATTGATGTTTTGGCTTCTTTTATTGATTGGTCTAATAAAAATAAAAATAGTTTTTTAAATAAACATTTTTTAAACGTAGAACAAAAATGTAATTTTTTAATGGATAAAGAAGGAATTATTCAATATCAATTAGATTGTTATGATAATTTAATAAAGCCTGAAAATAAAAAATTAGTAAAATTTATTGAATACAATAATTTAATTAAGAATCCTGAAAAAATCATAAATGAAATATATAGTTTTTTAAATATTAAAAAATTCAAACATGATTTTAAAAACTTAAATCAATTAAATATTAATGACATTAAATATAATGATGAAAGTTTTGGAGATAACTTACACACTATAAAAACGAAAGGAATAACTAAAACAAAAAGAAATATTAAAGACATACTTCCTAAAATAATAATAGATAGATATTCATGAAAATATTAATATTTGGATTACCTGGCTCTGGTAAAACTACATTTGCTAAAAAATTGGTTGAAGGAAAAAAAATACCACACTTTAATGCTGATGAGATTAGAAAACTATTTGAAGATTGGGATTTTACAGAGGTAGGTAGAAAACGTCAGGCAAATAGAATGATGAATATGTGTGATCTTGTTGTTAAACATGTTGTTGTAGATTTTGTTTGTCCATTTGAATTTTATAGAAATTTTTATGATACGACGATTTGGATGAATACCATTGATAAAGGAAGATTTGAAGATACCAATAAAGTATTTGAAAAACCTAAAAAAGTAGATTTTGAAATAACTAATTTTAATTACGATAACATTATAAAAGAAATACATGGATTACTCTAAACCAACAGCACAGATGCTGGGACGTTGGCAACCATTTCACGATGGTCATTTAGCTTTATTTAAAGAAATATTAAAGAAGACGGGTCAAGTTGTTATTATGGTTAGGTCTATGCCACAAACAGATAACAATCCTTTCGTATTTGAAGATATAAAGAAACGTATTGAAGAAAAATTAAAAGATTATGTGGGTCAATTTGATATTGTAAAAGTTCCAAATATTACCAATATATGCTATGGTCGCGATGTTGGATACAAGATAGAAGAAATTGTATTACCAAAAGAAATACAAGAAATATCTGCTACTAAAATTAGAGAAGAAATGAAAAACAAACAATGAATATTAAAATAATAGAAAATGTTTTAGATAAAGAGGACTGTTTATATATGCAAAATATATTATTAAGTTCAGATTTTCCATGGTTTTTTATTAAAAACTCAAGAGATGAAAACGGTATTGAAAATGGAACATATTCATTTGCGCATATACTTTATACGGAACAAGAAGGAAGATCTGCTTTTTTTGAAAGATTTGAAAACATATTAATTAAATTATTAAAAAAATTTAACATCAAAGGGAAATTATTAAGAGCAAGGTTTGGCCTACATACTTCTACTAAAGTAAAAAAAATAGATGATAAACATATAGATAGTTTAACCGATCATGATGTTATACTATATTATTTAAATGATTCAGATGGAGATACTTATTTTTATAAAAATAATAAAGTAATAAAACAAATAACTCCGGTATTTAATAAAGCAGTTTTTTTTGATGGAACAACATATCATTCAAGTAGCAAACCCGTAAAATCAGACAGAAGAATAGTTTTAAATTTAAACGTGGATAAACAATGAATCTTTCAATAGGTACTCCGATGTATGGCGGAATGTGTTTTGCAAAATATACACAGTCAATGTTATCTCTAAATGAATATTTTTGTAAACAACCAAATAGTTCTATGACTACAATTTATTTATTTAATCAATCTTTAATTACATTAGCTAGAAATACAATAGTTCATAAATTTTTAAATAATACAAATTCTAGTCATTTGTTTTTTATAGATGCAGACATTAGTTTTAAAACTGAAGATGTAATAAGAATGTTAAATTACGATAAAGATATTATATTAGGAGGGTATCCATTAAAAGATATTAATTTTAAAAATATAATAGGTAAAAAAGATAATTTAGAAGATTATTCAGGTGTATACAATGTAACCCCTGTTAAAAACATAAATAAAACAAAACCATTTGAAGTAAAATGGGGAGGATGTGGTTTTATGCTTATAAGTAGAAAAGTATTTAAAAAAATGATACCTAATGCAGAATCTTTTATATATAATAATGAAAAAATATATAAATTTTTTAGTTCAGGTAAAATAAAAGAAGATAGTAATTTTTTACCAGAGGACTTTAATTTTTGTTATAATTTTAGAAAATTAGGAGGAAAGATATTTTTAGATCCTTTGTGTAAACTAACTCATTTTGGAAACTATGAGTTTTCAGGAAATTGTTTTAATATATAGCTATGAAAAAAGAAAAAAATTTAATTCAAACAGTAAAAACTAATTTACCTAAATTAACTAAAAAATATAAAGGTATGTTAGATCATATTAATTCTAATATGCCTGCTATGCAGAAAACATCTGATATTTTTTATAAGACAGATTCACAATATAAAATGGTTACTTTAAACATGCAAACATTAACGCCTGTTAGATCTTTGTATCATTTATTAGCTGAAATTGAAAAAACAAAAAATGCAATTGAACAAAATGTTTTAAACATGAAAGAAAATGAAGTTCTTATAAAGAAAAGAAAAAAAGATTTAATTGAAAGTGAAGATAATTTAAGTAATGAAGAATATGAACAAAAACAGTTAAAAATTTTAAAAATAGAAATAGCGATGAAACATGGTATGAATTATATGCAAGGAGCTATAAGAAAATTTTCATTTTTAACAACACAACATAAATTATTATTAAAAAAAATAGGAAGAGAAATAACTGAGGAAGACTATGAATTAGATGAAAGAAAACATCATGTAATGACTGCATTTAAACAAGGTTTGATTGCAGCTAGGTCTAGAGGTGGAACAATAGATGAAGGAAATATGATTTATTTTTTTGATCTTGGAATTAATGGTCATACTGCGCAAAATGAAGTTAATTATATACTAAATAAAGAATTAGAAGAAATTAAAAAAGGAAAAGAACCCAGTCATAAAATGATTGTAGAGTGGTTAGAAGAATGTGCTAATAAATATGAAAAAAACGCAGTTGAATTTGCTAGACAACGTGGATTTGATGTGTTAGATTTTAAATCATTACATAGCAAAAATGGCAAAAAAACTAGTAACATATAATTTAGATTTACAAACATTAAGTACTCCATCTTTTATTTCAAACGGTGGAATGGTACCTAACTATGTTCCAAATCAAGGATATCCTAATAATTATGTAATTGTTGGAATTACTATAGACGAACCGGGTAATGTTGGATTACAAACTTTTACAACTCAACAAGAATTAGAAAACTATCTATCAACTTATACTCCAGAAAATTATAACCCATATCCACCTATGAGTCGCATATATGGACAAGGTCCAATACCTTATGATCCAGTATCTACGGCACAACAAATTTGGGACTTATATATAAGTTCTTAAAATATATTTAAAAATTATGAAAGATATAGACAAACCAATTTGGTTTAATAAACAGAAAAAAGAAATGAAAAATAATGATGTTGTAATATTTCCAACTTTGTTAAGTTATGTAGAAGATTTTTTAACTGAAAATCAATGTAAAGATATTATAAAATTTGCTAGAAAGAAAAAATACAAACCGCACAATGCTATGGCGGGAGATTCTATTTCAAATCATGGTATTGAAGATACTATATTATCGGATATTAAAAAAAATGTTAAAAGCTGTAAAGATATAGAAGATAATTTATTTATATTTATAAATGAATACCTTAATAAAGTTGCATTGGCACCTGTTATATTGACAAATTCTTGGATTAATTTTCAAAAAAAAGGAAGCACTTTATTACCACATACTCACCCTGGTAATTTTATATCTGGTGTTATGTATTTAAATGTAGATGAAAATAGTAGTCATATATCTTTCCATAACCCAAATCCGTTTAGTAGCTTTATGAATAAAAAAGGACAAAGTTATTTTAATTATGATTTTCAAGACATTAAACCTAAAAATGGATGTTTAATAATATTTCCAAGTTGGCTTCAACACAGTTCTGGATTCTCAGTAAATCAATCAGAAGAACGTGTTGCATTAAGCTTTAATGCAAGGTAAGTAGTCATAAATATATAGATTAACCTAATAAAACAGGTATAATGGAAGATTATGCCATTACAAAAAATACAATTTAAGCCAGGATTCAATAAACAGCAAACTGCAACCGGAGCCGAAGGGCAATGGATTGATGGTGATAATATAAGATTTAGGTATGGTGAACCACAAAAAATAGGTGGATTCCAGCAACTCGTTGCTAGCACCATGGCAGGTCCAGCGCGTGACCAGCATACTTGGACAGCATTAGATGGTAAAAGATATGCAGCAATAGGTACTTCTAAATTATTAGTTATTTATTACGAACAAGAATTATTTGATATTACTCCTCTTGGAACAGCTTTAACATCTTGCACATATACATCTACAACAGGATCAGCAACAGTTACAATTAATAAAGCTGCTCATGGATTAGAAGTTGGTGATTATATTATCTTTACAAGTGTTACAACTCCAGGAGCACCTACAACAAGTTATACATCAGCGGATTTTACAACCAATACTTTTGAAGTTAAAACAGTTCCAACAGCTTCAACTTTTACAGTTACAATGCCATCTAATGAAACAGGAACTGGTGTTACTGCAGGTGGATCTTTAACTACAACTCCATATATTTTTATAGGACCAACATTTCAAACTCCAGCATTCGGTTATGGTACAGGATACTTTGGTGGTACAATTCCAACAGCAGCCACGACTACATTAAATGGTGGTATTGATGCTGTGGTTACAACTATTACAGTTGTTTCAACTTCAGCTTTTCCAACTGCTGGAAGATTAGATATTGGAACAGAATTAATTACTTACACTGGTAAAACTGCAACAGATTTTACAGGTTGTGTTAGAGGTGCAAATGGTTCAACAGCTGCATCTCATTTAACTGGTGTCACTGTTACTAATGCAACAAGCTGGGTTGATTGGGGAGAAGAATCAAATACTGCAGGAGTTACACTTGCACCAGGTTCATGGTCACTTGATAACTATGGACAGATTCTAGTTGCAACACTTAAAAATGGATCAACTTATACTTGGGATCCATCTGCTGCGGCAAGATTAAGTACAAGAGCTACAATTGTGTCTGGTGCTCCAACAACTTCAATTTGTTCTGTTGTATCAGATCGAGATAGACATTTATTCTTAATGGGAACTGAAACTACAATTGGAGATTCAACAACACAAGATCCAATGTTTATAAGATTCTCAAATCAAGAAGATATTAATACTTGGGCTCCAACGGTGACAAACACTGCAGGAACTTTTAGACTAGATACGGGCAACGAGATTATAGGAGCAATACAAGGTAAAGATTATATCTTTGTTCTTACAGATCAAGCAGCTTATACTATTCAATTCGTT